TGTATTCAATGAAGATATAACGCTTGAAGCAGAAAAAAGATACATAATTCCTGAGGTAAAAATATATGCAAATTCGTGGAATACTGATGTACCTGAGTATGATGAATGGGTAAAGAAAACAATTGAAAAGCAAGAGGAGAAAGAAAAATACCTTCAAACCATCTTAAAAGAAAGATTACCAAAAGATGAAGCTAAAAGATTCATAAGAGAAAACGGTCTTGATATATTCTCTTTCTCAGGTAAGTATAAGAATAAAAGGGAAAAGATCAATGGTATATATGTTGAAATGTCTGCTATTCATTTCAGACGGATCCAAGTCGGAGATAAGATTGGTAACCGTCATGGGAATAAAGGAGTTATTGCAAAAATTATTCCTCATGATAAAATGCCACAAATCGAAGATGGAAGACATCTAGATATATGCATAAACCCTCTTGGTATTATTTCAAGAATGAATCTTGGTCAGTTATATGAACTTCGATTATCAATGATTTTAGAAGACTTAAAAGGAATCTTATTGCTTATAAACTCTCAAGGAGCTAAGCAAAAAGATATTAAAAGATTTCTATTAGGGTTCATAAAAATTGTTGATAAAACTGAGGGTCAATGGTATTTTAATCAATTCAAAGCTCAGCTTCCCAAAGTTATCGATGAAGAATTTATAAATAATTTAACTCTTATTCAACCGCCATTTGAATCGTGTAAGATTGAAGACATACAGGAAGCCATAAAATATACTCAAACAAAATTTAAGCAAGAGATTTATGATCCGGTATCAAAAACAAAGCTGGTGAATAAAATTGCGGTTGGGTATATATATTTCTTCCGTATGGTTCATATTGCTGCAGAGAAGTTAGCTGCTAGAGGTATAGGTAGTTATGCAAAACGAACTCTTCAACCTCTAGGAGGCAGAAAGAATAAGGGTGGACAACGATGTGGAGAAATGGAAACCGCATGTATTATTGGCCATGATGCTCCTTGTAATCTATTTGAATTTCTTACAACAAAATCAGATTGTATTGATTTGAAAAACAGATATATCCGTAATTTTATAGATAGCGATCTGATTGATGAATCAAAGGAATTAGATACAAGACCAGAATCAGTTAAACTGTTAAATGCTTATCTCACAGTGTTAGGAGTTGAACACAAATGACAAGCATGATCAACGCAAATCAATTTCAAGACTATGTAAGGCAAAAAGAACACGCTGCCTCAATATATGATACTTGTTCTACTTCTTTTTCTTATACCACCACTACGGGGCAGAACTTTATTAATATTAAAGACAAAGAAGAAGATGAAGAAATAACTCAAGCTCTTCCCGACACTCATATCTTTGATCCGGAGGATTTATTCTTATGACTAAAACAATGAAATGTCTACAATGTGGATCTGATATTATGTTTTCTTATATAAGACCAGAAAAATCATTTCGAATTGATGAAGATGGAAAAATAGTTCGAGATGATGCATGGACTGGGCCAGGATATGATGATCCACACTTCAAGTTCTATTGTTCAGAAGATCGAGAACATGATCTTGGTGATGAGTTAGAAATTCAAAATTGGCAAGAGGATGTAGAACATGAGTTCAAACGACAAAACTTGTTTGCCTGATATACAATGTGATACACCAGGCATAAAAATACCAATACAAAGAGTCGGGGTCGAAAACGTAGAGGTTCCTTTTACACTTGAATCAAAGTATGGAGGATTCAATCAAATGGTTGCAAACGTAGCTATGGGAACTAATCTGAATGAAGCAACAAAAGGAATCTCTATGTCCAGACTTATTAGGACTCTCAAACCTTATTTAGATCTTCCCTTAAAAAGTAAATTAATAAAAGAAATTATAACTGCAATGCTTAATCAAGTTGGTGGTAGTCAAGCATTCATGAAATTCAATTTTAGGTTACCAAGGATAAGAGAATCAATTAAATCTAAGAATCGATTTCCCATATATTATAAATGTAGATTTCAGGGCGAAGTCACCTGGATAATGGGGCAACCAATGGATACTTTAAAATTCAGATTCTTTCAAGCAGTTACAGTGCAATATGCTTCATATTGTCCATGTTCAGCAGAGTTATGTAATGCTTTAGAAGAACCTGGGTTTCCTCATAATCAAAGATCATTTACTCATATTTTGATTGAGACAGATGATACAGCTTATATATGGTTAGAGGACTTGATTGAAGCTGTTGAACGTGTAATACCAACCTTACCTTATCCGATTATCAAAAGGGAAGACGAACAAGAAATTGGTCGAATCGCAGCACAGAATCCCATGTTTGTTGAAGATGCAATTCGAGCGATTTCACAATCAATTAATTCAATTGCAGGTATTCATGATTGGATAATTAAATGTAGTCATGAAGAATCTATTCATACCTCTGAAGCAATTGCAATTAATTGGAAGGGAATTCAAAATGGTTTTGACGGAAGACGTTTTATCTAAAGAACCTTGGGGAGAAACTTATTGGGAATCGCATCAAGGATATAATTTTGGATGGGCAGGACAGCGAGCAACTCACTTTGAGTTCCAAGCTCAATTTAAATTAGTCCAAGATACACCACAAGGATTTTGGAAACGTGGTGATATAATCCTATTTGGTTCAGGATACTGGAATTGGCATAAACAATATGAATGGAAAAAATGGTTTATGACCCAAGAAGATTATTTAAATAATCTTCATAATGATGAATCAATTTCAAGAGATAAAAGAATTCCCATGTATGCGAGATCAGAATATGGTATGATGATTTCAAGATATAAATGGATAAAGGATAAAGGTTATAAAGTATTTTATGATTATGGTTCTATAATTATGATGTTAACTGGATCAAAAGCTGGTCACATAAGAAGATACTATATAAAAACTCCTTATAACTTTTTAACAAGTTATCCCTATGATCACATAATGCCATACTATGTAAAGCAAGGAATTACTAAAATACCCGAGGTTGGAAGAATACAAGAAGCAATGAATTATTCAGATACCAAAGATCAATTCATATTAAATATGATTGAATCATTTAATAATCCAAACTATGCAAAGGAGAAAGAATGCGAGTATCAGTCTCATACGGATTTGGAGAAGAAAACCGATACAATCAATCTTCCATTCCAAAAGACATTCAGTTAGCGATATTCAAAAGCGATCTCTTTTGGAATAATAAGGATAGTATTGTAAAACAACTTAATGAAAATAAAACAAATGTTAATATAGTTCATCTCCCGCTAGACACATTAAAACAAGAACCTCATGATATATTTAGGATGATAGATTTGTTTAGAAGTGAATTTGAATGTAGATACTTTGTTATACATCCAAATAAATTAATAAAACAATTTGTATCATTCTTTCAAACAACCAAACGTGACGCAATATTATGTATTGAAAATTTTCAATGGAGAAAGAAAAAGGTTTTAAGAACTCCATTAGAAATTATAGATTACATAAATTGGATTAATGAACCTCATGAAAATCCATGTGCCAGAATGACATTCGACACAAGTCATGCTGAAGAAATTTGGTTCGATCATAGAATAATGTCGTTCTTGTTAAAACATATATCAATTATTCATTTATCTAATCGAATTGGAAAGAAATCACACTTACCGTTTAATGTGCCAGGTGGAGATTTAAACTTGGTGGGGTTTGTATTAGATCTTAAACATAAATATCATTGGAATGGAGATATTGTTTTAGAGTATATGGAAGAACACAGTCATAAATTATACAAAAACCATCAATATCTCAAACGATTATTAGGAGAGATATAATATGAGACAAGAAGATGTAATTGCACTCTATGAAAAGGAAAGAGATTATGAGACCTCTGTGTTCGGAGATTATAGTCAAGTCAAATCTCTTAACCTTGCAAGTTTTATAACGTTTTTAGATATTTATATGACAAAAGTTAAATCTGCCTATGCAGGCAAATGGGAAAAAGAGTTACCTCCATGGCTGCTAACATGTAAAGAACATCAGCAAGATGGAAACGCACCTGTAAAAGCGTATGAAGAAATAATAAAAATCATGGCTCTTGCTGGAGCCACACTCGAAGCGTATACCGCAATCGACGTATCAAAATGGCGAGAAGATCTAGAAGCCGAAATGAAAAAATGGAAATAGGAGGAGTAACTCGTATGAATGAAAATTTATCCGAACTAGTTCAAAGCGAAACAGATGAAGCAATAGTATTTTCAGAGACAGATTTAGATTTGCCTGAAGAAACTGCTACTGAAGCACCTGCAACAGAAGAGGAAGTAGTAGTAGCTGATAATACTAACTTAATTGGAATTGCAACTCTTGGTCCCTGGTTCGAAGCAAATTCTGCAAACTTTGGCAACATCAATCAAGTCAAAGTATCAATTAGAGGAATCGATCCAGCTGCAAATCTTATCATTGCTATTGAAGATGGCAGTGGGGAATTAGATGACACAGACGAGCCCAAGAGACAATTGAAGGTATTTGACAATGCAGATACTCAACCCGTATTAGATCTGCCAGGTTATAGTATGCAGATTTACAACAACGGTTTCAGAGTTATCTGTGAATATATTGACAATATATTCATTAAATGTTATGGCATCCGAACCGGTCTCATCGCTGTATTCTGCAACAACATAAATGGAGTTCTTATTCCGTACAATGTGAGCAAGATCAAACGATCAGATGAGATGGTTGAAGTTGTCAGAAAGAGTCCCGCTGAAGTCGAAGTCAAATTGACAGAGACTACAAACTTAGAAGACCTTCAACTCAGATACAAACAAGCATCAAAAGCTGTTGATGAAATTACCACAAATCAAAGTGCAATTGAATGGTTGATCGCAAGACAAGAAGAAATCTACGATATTAACCATCACCTGCAAATTGACAATGTTATTATCGAAACATTAGAATAAGGAGTTTGGGTGGGGAATCTGGACGTATACTTCGGACCATTTCCATAAGGACGTCCGTGGGACAAGTGAATGCCATAATTCCCCACCCATCTTTTCAAAATGGAACTTAATAAAAACCTCAATCTGGTATTAAAAGATGTATTTCTATATGACATAGAGGCATGTCATTACACGATTCTAAAAAATCTAGGATATGATATGTCCGAAATAAATTATGAAGATAAGTTTGAAAGAAACAAAAAAATCGGCCAGATGATGAGAGAAAATCCTAGGTTAATATCTCAATTAAGAACCAAAACCGAAACAACAATCGATGAATACATTCTGAAAAATAATGTTGTTGAAGATGACATTGTCATACGTCAATACGATGGACTTTTATTGACAAGAGGTTTGAGGGAAACACATGTAACTGAAATCCCTTTAGAGCTCAGAAGAAGCTTTGAAATATTTATCATGTCAATTAATCGGACAAAATATATTGCTAGAGACAGCAGGGGAAAAACATCAATCAAAGGAATTCCTTTTCGGTATCCTCAAATAGACGATCTCTATGAGCGCATATGTAAGATTAACTTTAGCAATAAGTCGGCAATTTTTAAAACACTTCACAAAATTAAACATCAATTCTTAAATTCAACAGACCCTTTCTTATTCGGAGTTCCTCTAAAAAATGGAAAATTCAATATCTATTTAAAAGCTTACGGAGAATTAGAAATTTCAAAACCAACTATAAAGATAATGGATACAGATGATATTGATAAACAGAGATATTTTGATCTCTATATAACACCGTTTACAAAAAGTATAGTAGTTGAATTTATAAGGTAAAAAATGAAATGCCCATGCAAAAATTGTATAACACTACCTGCTTGTCAAAATGAAGATATATATTCATTAGTAATGAAATGTTCTATCATAAGTAAATATCTACACATTACAGAAACAAGACTTGAAATAGATAAAAAATATGGAACACTTCGTCAAACTGTATTTTCTAACCATAATTCATTAGTTCATAAATACAAACTTATAAAAATAAAAAAGTATATATCACACACATTTAAAATAGACTAAAAAGGAGATATGATGGATAAAGCATCAACAATTTTAAATATAGCAGCAGGAAAGTTCTATCCTGTTGATATGGCAGAACTCGAACCTGCTTTCCTAGTTAATGTGGACACAATGTATTATAGCAATACAGCTATTGATAGAATCGAAAGAGAATTAAAAGCATGGAACGATATTGTAACAAAAAGCTTCAATATCAATGCTGATATATTTCAATTTATGGAACGTACAACAATAATGTTTGATAGAGTCTGTATATACAGATTTCTAGAACATGTTTCTATGGATAAGGTTCTTTATTTTATATATCTTCTTTCAACTGTGACCAAACCAGGTGCCATTATTGATGTTATAGTTCCCAACTATGAAATATTAGCTAGAATGATTTTAAACGAAATTCCATTAGATGGAAATTTTGAAGCTCATAATATACAACTAACCACCGAACTTCTCAATGAACCCTCATGTCCACATGCATCCATATGGACCGAAGCTAGAGCTGAACATTTCTTTGGACTTGAAGGAAGGTTTGAAGTAACCGAATGTAATGTAAACTATGAATTTGATGGTCGAGATATTTATCTTCGATTCTTAGCGAGGAGAATATAATGGCACCAAGAATTTTCGGGACAGGTGATGGACCTGGCGGAGCAACACAGGTTATAAATGCCCATTTTGTTATTGCACTTCATGACGATGGAAAAATAAGGATATTGAAAGATCGATTTCAAGGTATAACCGGAGAAGTACAAATGGATGATGCAATTGAAGGGGTATCTCTATTAATATCGCATGGAGTATTTGGAGAGAATAAATTAAAACTATTTCAAGAAGGTCTATGTAAAGAAATTCAAATAGCAATAAAAGATACAATTGAAAAATTTCATTCTAAAAGGAGGTGATATAATGTCTTCACCATTTGCTATAAGAGCAGAAGACATGGGACTTAATATAGACAAAGCATATAAAGGAATGTATAGTTATCAGGATAGTTTCAGTGAAGTTATATATAGACAGTTCTTCACTTTAGCAGGTCCGGGCAATCCAATTGAAAAAGACGACTGGACCGATGATCTTGAAATTCCATATCTCGGAGTTTTTACTAAACAACCTGATCAGGCAAATTATGTCTATGCCGGTTATGTGTCAAATCTATATAAGTTTGTAGGAAATGATTCACTATGTATACCAATAAGGGATTCCATTGCAGCTTCAGGGAATCCGATCCTGAGAGAAGCTGCCATATTCTCAGGAGACTATGCAAAAATGAGAAATGAAATCATTATTCAAAGCAGTGTTGCATCTCCGATAGCTGGAGATATATTACCTGTAATGATCGTCAGCAACAGCTATAATGGAACTAAGCGAGCATCTCTTTCTTTTGGTTTAGCCACGGCACATGATCTTACAGATTATGTAACATTTGCATTTCAACTTGGTGAAATAAACATGATTCATATTGAAAGTTCTGATACAAACATGACAACTGCGGTATCAGATTATGTTCAAACCTTTAGAGAGAACATAAGCATGATGATCACCCACAGCTTTAACAAGCAGTTGACAGAAGAAGAAATGCTTGCAACTCTAGATCTCGTCGAAGGAATAGGAAAGAGAAGACGCGAGATTATTTCTGAGAATCTCCCTTCAACCGTAACAGCTTGGGGAATGTTTCTCGCAATTGTTAAGTATAGCAGCTTTGAAGCTAACTTGAACGCAAAGAAAATGCTAGAGAATATTGCTGAAAGCGTCCTGGTCATACCCGGACGGATGTATGATGTTATAGACAGACTTAATCAGTCTTAGGAAACATCATCTGCGATAAAGAGGGGTTACCATCCATGACCCCTCTTTTTTTGGAACAAAATATAAAAAAGGGGAGTATTTAATGGCATCACCACTACTGAAGAAATGGACTCCAAATGTGACCTATGAGTTTGATTTAAGAATTGCCAATAAAGATTACTCAAATGATTTAGTTTCTGTCTCAATAAGATCAGCAGTAAATACCCCCTATCAAAATATTAGTTTGGATCTATTTCTTGATTCTACAGATATTATTCTTGAAGAAATATATGGTCAAACTCCCATAAAATTATCTATCAAATTAAAGGGGCAAGTTACTTGGACACAACAACAAGTTGATTTTGATCTATTATTTTTAAATATAAATACAGACTATGCTATGCAAAGGGTTAGTAGTCTAACAGATCAATCAGAACGAACTGCTGTAAGGTTTGAAACTATATCAAGATCAGCTTATGAAACAATGTCAACAATCGTTAATGAATTATTTTTTGGAAAGAAACCAGAAGATATTGTTAATTCTGTATTAGGAAAAACATCTGCTACTATTGAGTATGATACTAATAATAAAAGTAAACTTTCAATAGATCAATTTTTAATTCCCCCAAGCACAACATATCAAACAATTAAATATTTAGATAGGACATATGGAATATTTCAAGGGATATTAGGATTTCATTGTTCATTTGATAATATAGTAAAGATACAAAACTTATCAAAGAAAACGACATCATCTCAATCTCTTACAGTTTATCAACTTGCAACACAAACAGATCAATCAAAAATATTAAGTGACACAGATCCTACAAAATTTTATACAAAGCTTCCTGTAAAAGTTTTTAATAGAGGAAACTCTGTCTTTTCAGTATTATCACCAACAAATAGATATATAGTTAAACCTAGAAATCAACTCTATAAAACGATTGATATAAATACTGAAGACCTAACACAAAATTATGGTTTAATATCTAAAACTATTACTAGCAAAGTAGAGATATTTTATGATAAATTTGCCATCAAAACTGATAAAAGAATAACATACCACACAAACCAAACAGGATATGATGAAGATAATACTTTTATTCAAGCAACTTTGTCAAAAGGAATTAAAGATCTAAGTCAAATCACAATTGAACTACAACATAATTTACCAATATTAAATCTAATGGCAGTTGGAGAAGGAGTTAATTTTATTCCTCAAGTCTCTGACTATAAATCTTTAGGTGGTTTCTATGTATTAAAAGCAAGTGAACTTGGATGGATAAGATCTAAAACTTGGGAATCATGGGCACGACTTCATATGATGAGATCAAATATTTCAGTTATTTAATTAGAACAAATAAAAAAGGAGACTCATATGGCAAAGAAAATACCAAATCATATGAAGACTCTTGCAAATAAGTATATACAAGAATACTTAAAATGCAAAAATTCATTCGATTATTTCTGTACTCATTACGTTTATATTGAGTTACCGGGAAAAGATGTTCTCCTTTCGCCTTATGGGAAACAAACTGAATTAATCGATTTAATTGAAAAACGCAAATATGTATTAGTTCTAAAGAGTCGACAAATTGGAATATCAACTATTATACAAGCATATGCTGCTTGGTTAGTAATATTCTTTTCTAATACAGTAATTGGAGTTATTTCAAAGGACGGCAAGGAAGCTACAGACTTTGCTAGAGCTATTCGTGGAATGATAGAAAAGATTCCTGATTGGATGAAACCTCCACAAGGATTATTAGGAAGAGGTTTCGCAAAAAGAGCAGAGCAATCATTTATTTTAACCAATGGTTCCAAAGTATTCGCATCGCCTGTGAATCCAAACAGACCAGAGAATACACTTCGTGGTAAGGCACTAACATTCTTAGTTATCGATGAGGCAGCATTCGTTAATCATATTGATTCTGCCTGGACTTCAATGGTTCCTGCTCTTTCTACAAATCAAATGCACGCAAGAAAGATGGGAATACCATTTGGTACAGTAGTATTATCAACTCCAAACAAGACAGTTGGAATTGGTCAATGGTATTTCAAGAGATATAGTAAAGCTATTAGCAACGAAGATATCTTCAGACCATTTGTTATTCATTGGAAAATGATTCCCGAATTAGCAGACGATCCTTATTGGTATAAGACACAATGTGCTCTATTCGATCATGATAAGAAAAAGATTGCTCAAGAGTTAGAATTAAAATTCTTACCAACCGAAGGATCATTCTTTGAAGCATCAACCGTTGAGATTATGCAAGACTCAACAACGAAACCTATTGCAAAACTCAAACTATACAATGGAGAGATTTGGAAATTTGCAGAACGAGAACCAAAAACTCATTATATTCTTGGAGTAGATACTGCTCCAGAACACGGAGAAGATAAATCAGCAGTGACTGTTTGGAATTATAGAACATTAGAGCAGGTCTGGGAATATCAAGGTAAATGTAAAGTATTAGATTTTGTTAAAGTTATAAAAGTAGCAGCCACTGAATATCCTGGAACTATCGTCGTTGAAACCACTGGAGGATATGGTAATCAAGTTGTTGAACATTTAAACAACAGCGAACTTTCTATTATGTTGTATAAAGAGAAAAAAGGAGCTCAAACTCTTCAAGCAGGTCTTTCAAACAATGCTAAAACTAGACCTCTAATGATTGATGCTCTATATTCTTATATGTCTGAATTTCCGGAGAGCGTTAAATCTGAAAGACTCGCATTAGAATTAACTGGACTTGTATCAAAACCAAATGGAAGAGTTGAAGCTGATGTAGGATGTCATGACGATTTAGCATTAGCAACTGCATGTTGTATGTATGTTAGAAAATATGATCCTCCACTATTACTTGGGGATGAAGATTTTACTTTGACAGGAGCTATGATGAAAGATATTGTTCAATATAATGTTCCTGGAGATAATCTTGAAATGACAAATGTTAGCATAATGAAAAATGTAAAAAGTAATATAGGTGAGAAGAGTGGGTTCATTGATATTATGACTATGTATTCAAGCGATTAAGGAGTTACTAAATGGACGAACAAACATTAGAAGAGTTTTTCTCTGTTCCTATTGGACTAGAGGAAGTTGATAATCTATACGGATTTAAACTATACAGCTCTGATAGATTAGTCCAATCGTATCTAAATGCAATAAAAAGATCTGGGAGAGGCAATCCTGTATATAAATCCATTGAAGATTTAGTTAAAAAGAAAAAGATAATGCCGATCTATCAAATAAAAGGCATTTTTAAATTCTTTAAACATAAGATGTTTGGCAATCCAGAAGATAAAGCAATCCTTGGTTTCTATCATATGGGAGTCAAAAGAGTTTATATAATGATTGACAACAACATCTCAATCCTTGGTCATGCAAAAAATGATGATATTGCAAGCACTACAATACATGAGTGTCAACATTTATTCGCTGATATGAATAGATCAAAGTTCATGTCTATCTTTAGAGAAGATATGGATAGATATTATATATCTGCATTCTCAAGAATATTTGAATTTAATCAAATACCAAAAAATGAAATGAATAAGCTCATAAACTTTATATCGACATTTGAAGGAGAAGGATTAAACAAAGTAAAAAACAAATTAGAAAAGTATAGAAGCTTTCTTATGCCACTTCAAAAATATTCAAAGATCAATGAAGGTGAATTTATAAAAAGAGTTAATGATATTTTATTATTGATTAAATTATTTACAGAAAGATTTGATTTATTCCTCAAAATATATAGAAAATACACACACATTTTTGGCCCTCTTGATAGAGCTTATAAAGATGCATTTGGAAAGAGAAATTCATATACTACCCCATATCAAGAGTTGATTTCAGTATCTGAAGTTATATGTGTTTTGTCTGAAATCTTACCAAGCAATCCAAGAATAAAGAAAGGATTTAAGACGTTTTCGTAAGGAGATAAAGTATGCCAGAAAAAACAACACCTGGAAGTATCACACAGACTGCCGATGTTCAAAGAGATCGTATTAATAATATCAGTAATGTATCCAGAGCGATCAATGAGATGCAGAAGGATGTTGATCAAAAGATATCTGAAACAAATAAACGAGTTGAACGTAAAGAAGAAGTACAAGCTGTTCAAGGTCTAATGACTCAAACCATTGGGAAATTAAATCAAACCATTGGTGCATTGTCTACAGGTGTTACAAGAATTACTGCTGATACTGCCAAAGCAACAGCTGGAGCTATTGGTCAATACGGAAAAGCAATCAGTGAAGATATTAGCTTCAATAAGAAAAGTGTTGTTGCTATGGCACTCGCCAAAACCTCACCATTATACGGTTACTTCGTGTCTAAATTCATGGAAACTAATGTTTGGAAACAAGCATTAACGAAAATGAAAACTTCCATTATGCAAACTATGGGAGCCATTCTTAGACCATTTAAAGGTGGTGCTGCAAAAGGTGGTCAAGTACCAGGAGCACAAACTGGAGGGTATATTGGTCAGGGAGGTTTGGCAAAAGTCCATGCTGGAGAAATGATAACTCCAGCTAGTGGGGTTACAGGTGGGTTTGGCGGTGATATGAGTCGAGTTGTTGAATTATTAGAACAACAATTATCCTATGCACAAAAAACTTTTGGATATGAAGAAAAGTATTATCGAAGTTGGTTTTCAAGAATGTCCCCTATGAGAGTCATCCGAGCATTCAGAAGAAGCAAAGGAAATTATGCAGCACAGCTATCTTCATCATCTCAACCATTAACAAATATCGCTCACAATATTGCTACACTTTACACGCAATTAATGTGGCGTCTAGATAACATGATGGAGATTCAAAAGGCAAACGCCACAGCTAATCGTGACCTTACTACATATTTTACTGGAGTTAAATATCCTGCAATCAAAGGTATTAGATTAAGAAGCTTAGTTAAACCTCTCATTAGAAAAATAGTGGGTGGTATTATCAAAGCTGCTCCTAAAGTGGCACTAGCAACTTTATTAGCAACAGGTGCTCCTTGGTCAGTTGTTGCTGCAATTGCTGGGCCAGTTGCTGTAGGGTCTATAGTAAAAAGAGCAGAGAAAAAGAGAAAAAAAGAAGCCAAAGCAAAAGGAGAAGAATTTGAACCAGGATTCCTTTCAAAGAGAAGAGGTCTATATAAAGAAGAAGGACCTGGTATTCTAGCATCAATAGGTTCATCTATAAAAGGCAAGTATAGAGGGTTGTTTCCAACGGCCGAAATGGTTGAACAAAGAGGTATGGGTCGTGGTGGAACTGCAGGCGGGTTGGAAGGAATTGAAGGTCGTAAGCGGGATCCCAACACTTCTGTTCTAACTATCAGTCCAAAATTATTAGCAACACATATAGCAATAGCAATTCAAAATGAACAAGGAGGTAGAAGTGGACGAAGAAGACCTCTTTGGGTTGCACCTTTATCAAGTAATCAGACAAAAAAATATTATAAATTTTCTATGCTACAAGATAAAAAGCAAACAAAAGCATTAACTTTAATAAAAACTACAAATAAAAAACATCTGTCTATACAAGAAAAATGGATAAGACTTCAAAAGAAATGGAGACTAATGAATTGGATAAGTAAAATACTTGGTTGGGTAGGTAGTTTTGTAGGAACTATAACAGGAATATTAACTGATATCTTTACTAGTGTATTTTCAAGTCCATTAGTACTAGCAGCAATAACTGCAGCATTAGGTGGAGTAGCTATTGGTACTTTTATAAATAAGCATATAACAAAACCAATACAAGGTTTTTTAGACAAGCAAACGCAAGCTGTTAAAGATCTATATGAGAAAAGTCATGCAGAATGGGAAAGACAAAATTTTAAAAATATAAGGGATAAAACTAAAGGTATTGAAGGATATGAAGCACGCCAAAAATCAAGCGTTACAAGTGGGTTGTATAAAACTGAGAAGAAACGACGATCTGATGTTACATCCTGGTATAGTGCTACTCTTGGTCAAGTTGAATTTAATGCAATTACTGGAGCACAAAAACAATATCAGATGGAAAATATCAATAGATATTTAGCATATGATGGAAATGAAATTTTAAGAATGAGAAATGAATGGCTTGATAAAGGCGGATATTGGCGGGGTGTTATTCCCGGTGAAGGTTTATTGCCAGGAACCGGTGGTATTATACCATACGGAAGAGGCAGGGAAGCATCATTCTTAACATATCTAGAAGGTCATGGTACAAAACTAACTGAAAAACAACGTGACATATCAATTTTAAAATACGATAAACAAGTAGAAGATCTCCAACAAAAAGGAGCACTTCCCACACCAAAACCACCAGAAAAGTTAAGCATGGGCCAGAAGGCAATAAATGCTAGAGCTGCAGCAAAAAATGTATTAACATCTATCTACGGATTCTCTGAGATAGCTGCAGAACAAAAATTAAAACATATTATAAGTCAAATAGATCCTAATAGTCCTGTACTTTATAATGAACGAGCTCTTGAAAATGTAGTAAGAAAAGCAATGAAATATGATACTTCTATTACGGGAAGAATGTTTCGTAGTCCAGCAAAATATGATAGAATAATTAAAGAATCAGCCGCTAAAGAAAGAGCTTCTTTAGAAGGAAAAATTCCAGTCGAAGACTCGAGAGTTCAAGATGGTAGATCAGCAACTATTAATGCTTCAACTCTTGCAAAACAGGACATGGAAAGTATTGAAAAACAAGCGGAACTTACATCAACTCCAGTTGTTGACGAAATAAAAGTATTGGAAGATAAAGTAGAAAAATCAAATGACAAAGCAAGTACAGAAATTCAACAAACACAGATAAATTCAGTAAACAATATGTCTACTTCTATAAGCGACAGTTCTGCAGTTACTACTGGGGGAGGTGGAGGAGGTGGAGTTTATGGACTGGATCCTTGGCAACAATACGCAATTCTTGGTGGGATGCATTAAAGGAGATTAAATAATGGCAGAGACATTTAACATGACGCCCTCGCAATCACAAATTCAAATAGTTGAACATGAGACTGCAATCAATTTCACAAATGCAGCATTTTCCGGAGGGTCGGCAAAAATTCAAACACTGCAATCTATTTTTGGTCTTCCTCCTGATAATATATTACCTGAAACAAATAGAAAGATATTAGACTCTATGCCTATATGTCATTTTATGCCAGGGATTCCAGATTTTACATTAGGTCTAGATTTATTCAGAATCAAATCTGCATGGACTGAAAACACATCTGGCGATCCATCGTATTTAGAATTGTTAAAAGCCCATGGATTTGAAACTCCAAATACATTTGCTCAAGGAATAAAAGTTGCATATTTAGCAGATACATTTCCTACTGATACATTTACAAATGAATATGGTGAAAACTTTCTGCAAGGATTAACTGATGTTGCTTCTCAAAAAGCAACTGAAATTACTCAAATGATGGGAACGAAAACCCTAACAGGTGCAGTTCAAAAACTAGGAAAGCCAATAGTAGCAGCTACCTCAGCAGGCGCTGAAAAACTCGTTGGTAAAGATGCAGCTAAAATAGCAGGTAATTTTATAACAGATGCGGCAACTGCTGCTATGGACATAACAAAAGGTTTAATCAATTCATTTAATGTAGGCAAAAGTGTAAACCTAGTAAATAGGTTAGCAGCTGGAGCTAGAATTGATTTTCCAATGATATGGAAATCAAGTGGTTTCCAACCATCATATACAATGACAATCAGATTATATAATCCAAATCCTAGAAGTGTTGCTGATACAAAAAAATATATAGTCGGTCCAATTGTTGCCTTAATGTTACTCGCTGTTCCAATTACTCAAGATGGGTCTACATTTAGTTGGCCATTTTTTCATAGAATTATGTCTCCTGGAATATATGATCTTAATCCAGGTTTCATTTCAAACATTACAGTTATCAAGGGTGGGGATCAACAACAAATTTCTCAACAACAACATCTTGGAATTGTAGACGTAAGAATTGATGTTGGTAGTTTATTCAGTACAATGGTTTCTGGAAAAACTTCTCTTTCACAAAAAACAAGACCAACAGTTAAGAAATATATGAATGCTATGTTAAATCCAACTCCAGCAAGACATTCAGTATATGATAGACAAGGAATATTAAAGAAAGATGATATAGCTCAAACAGATTCTATATGGGCAAATAATAGAAAAAGATCTGCAACAGAACAAGATGCAAAACAGAGACGGGCAGATCAACCAGAAATAAAAGAAACTCCAAGTGAGACTCCAACAGATAGGGTAATTCTCAGCGAACAGATTACAGCAGCTAGATTAGATCTATTAAACTGTAAAGGGCGGGAAACTTGTGTAGCTGAAAAAACAGCAACTCTTAATGATCTTCTTGAAGAAAAGGCAGGTAGGGATGAAGAAGAATAATTAACAAATTGAATTTTTTAACACACCTGTTAAATAAAACGCAAGGAAGGAATTAATAATAAATTGAGTCTGTGAGGTATATGAATTATAGGTTTCTATAAAATCGTTTTCTTTTAAAATTTTCATTAACAAAACATTTATCTGTTGTTTAAAATACATTCTACTTCTAGTTCTCTTAATCGACATTAATCTTCTAACATAAACAATATAATCTTTTCCACATATCTCTGATGGTTTAGTAGCATCTTTTACGAATAATAGAAGAGTTGATTTTATATTATCACTATATTTGAGTTCGGGAAGACTTTTTAATATCATATCCGCAATAGAATTTCTCACCTTTGTTGTTCTCTTAGCTTCTTCAAAAGCTTTCCTATCAATTGTTTTATATACAGTAATTCGTTTTACAGTATTATCAACAACTCGTCTACCCTTTTCCAATGTAACTAATTGTTGTTGAACTCCATATTCATCTTCTACATCTTCTGGATGAGTTTTAATTCTAGTCCCTTCTTTATGAGATCTATAATAATGTTGAGCAAAACTCTTTACACTCTGAGATATTCTATGCCTTGATGCAGAAATAAAATCAATTAATTTATCAACATCCCAGTTAGCAAGATCATTTGTATATTTCTTTTGCATTTCTCTTGATAAATAAATGATACTATTTCCTATTGTTTTTTCTCTAGAAAATAGATGAGTTTTAGTAAGATTCTCTAAAGCGTATCTAAACAAATCAATATCACAAAATCTTATAAAATGTTTATGCATTAGATGTGAATATTGACGAATCATATAATAAAGCATTGCTGCTTCGAATCCATCTTTCTTTCTATTCTTCAGAAATACATGCATTATAAACATCATAATATTATGATCGGGCATTCTCCAAAGATTCCATTTCTCTGCTCGAGTTCCCTTATACATTCGTTTGATAAATTCTTTGACATCCCTATCACTTAATCTTAATTGTCGAAGTAGTTCATGGTAGGTTTTTTTTAGTGGCGGGAAGTAGCATGGTTCTGATAGTTTTGATAATTCGAAGGCAGCTGCCATTTTGATATACCTATGTAACTGTGGTATATTTATATTAGCTCTTTTTAGTAGCTCTTCCATTATGTAAATACCTTAACCACAATACTTTCTTCTGTGAAATACACATACTCGGGCGCATATTCTAATAATTGTTGTTGTGTAAAATTATCTATATTAAAATCAAAGAAAATGTTAGACTCGGGAGTTATCAATCGACAGTGTTGAACACCATCTACATTCTGTATTGTCTCAATTAATTCTGAACGATAAATTGGTTTATTAATACCAAACTTATCTGAAAACTCTATGATAAGCGTCTCCCGTATACTATCTGTAAGTGCTGAAAGAGATCCAGAATAAGTACTTGTTTTGAATACATCCATACTGACAACCAAAGGAATATCATATGATGGAACAAACCATCCAGAGTTATAAATATATTTTGTTCCTTCATCTTGAACATACACAAAATCATCAGTATTTGGGACTACAAATACCCAAGTTATATTAGTCGCATCTGAACATTCAGCAATTTCACCATTATGACCTTCCCATTCACCAACCCCATTTGAAACAATATATCTATCTCCAAGATTACATGTCAAAGGAGGAGAACAATCTATCGCAATCACAGGGAGTCTATTTATAGGATTTAACTCCATATTTTGTAACAATCCAGTCGTATTAGAAAATTTAACATTAACAAAGTCAGTTAACATTTTATAATCTTTAAATGTCATTGATGATAACATAGACTGTAAAACTTGAGCTTCAAACTCTCGTTGATTTACCCCATCGTAATAATCTTTACGCACAGTAGGAATATCATATACAATAACTACACCCGCAGTAGTATCGTTTATTGTATTAGACCTCGTCAGATTTTCTAATGACTGTCTAAAAGTTAAAGTATTCTGATACCTTCCTATCAGTCCTTCAGTAGGATGTGATAATGTAAAGTAATATGTTAACTCACCTTCAGGAATTACTGTATAGTCAGGAAGTATTAATACAAATTCGTTAGCTGTAGCATCAACATTAATAAGAGAAAATGTCTGTCCACTTTCTAAAATTTCCATTTCGCAACTAACAAGACCAGGATCATCTTCAGTGCTATTCCATCTTAAAGTATATTGAGCTCCTGCACCCTGTCTTTCAACAACTAAATTATCAGCAACAAAATTATAATCAGATCCAAAACTTGTTACTAAAATAGGAACTTGTTCGAGTTCAAATAACACATATGTATAATCAGCTACTGTATTTAATACCTCAATAGTCATATCAAATATAGTATAATAGTCAATACCATTAAAAGTCAATATCGTATTTCTCGGTACGGTTACAGTTCCTGTAGCAAACTCCCAAAATACATTTCTGGTAGGTACAATTTCATCTTCAAATAATAGAGTAATGAATAACATGATTTCGTTATATTTGACATCCGATCTTTTTAATACTGGAAGAGAATTTTCAGCAATCGGAGAATCATCAATAATTATATCTGCATTAATATAATCATTTTCAGAAACAAGTCTTTCAAGAGCAGTTATGTTGATAATAGCATTTCGTCTTACTTCATCAATTGATTCTTCATCTAAACCGCCAATAGCAGCTGATGTATTGACTATTTCATATTGAACTATTTCAGTAGTTCCCGTATCAGTCTCATTGTAAATTCTTTCTCCAGATTTAACTGAACCGGCAATAGCATTACCATCTTCTCCTTGAGTTAAAGATAAAGTAACTCTTAATGTTCCACCAGGAGGAGGTTGAACTCCAATAATACCATTACCAAAAGCAAGATTCATTCCCACTTCAGTTCTCGATAATACATATCCTTTATCATTTTCATCCATCAAATATAGACTACTAAATTGGGTGTATAATTCATAACCTGGAGCGTCTGGAGATTTAATCTCAACAACAGTTTCAGTTAACTTACCTGAAAAAGGAACATCTTGTACATAGAATTGATATGTTTGCAAATCTGCATTAATTTGAAATTCTTGAACTTCAAGAGTTTTTTGATTCATAGATAAAACAAAAGAGAAAACAGCTTCATCTGTATCTATAACTACAGGGATATCGAATACTATAGATCCTTGTTCACCTATAATCTTTACAGAAGAATTGTTTGTTACTGTTATGGTTGTTAAATAATCGGTTGTAAAGAAAACTCCATCGTTTGATTTAACTTCAAATCCTTCTGGTATTTCAAATTCAGCAACAGGGTCTTCAAAACCTAATGGCATGGTGAAAAGAATATCGACTCGTGCAAACGAAGCAAGACCAGCTTCATATCCTAGAAATGCGGCGAGATTATATACAGATTCAGGAAGTTGTGCTTTCGTTAAGAAAAATTCTCGGTAAACAGAAATTTGATAGAATAGAACGTTACTAATCATTGTTGAAATAACGTTAATTATATAAGATAGGAAAGATGATTTCGTTAAGTCTACATTCTCTAATTCCAGATAATCTTGTAATAATAATATAACCTGGTTTCTTGTCTCATCTCTTGAGAGATTTATTGCTTCTGATAATAATACATCATTGCCATTTGACATCCTTTTTTACCCTTATACAAGATAGAAGCCGCTGTTATCATCAAACAAACTACACTTTGCTCTATCTCTTAATATATCATTTTTTGTTAATAGATTTGTTAAATATGTAGCATCGTCTAGAGTATGAATTTGTTTATCGTACTCAAAAAATGTAAATGTATCTATAACCTGCTCATCTATTTGAGGTTCAGTATAGCTCTGTTCAATCTCTACTCGTAACCTCCAAAATAATCTATCTGCATTTACAGATTTCTCAATACCAACAACATGAAATATTGGACTTGTATTTTGAGTAGGTTTTAAATACTCTTGTTCCATTTTAAATTTATCATGAACCAAAGGAGTAAATCCATATGTGCTTGGTATTGCAAATTGAGTTTCATTCTCTTTTATATATCCAATATCTTGTGCATCAAATGGAGTTTGGACTTCTTCAATATAATATACAGGAATTAAAAGAAATTTATCCCATCTCATTCCTGATAAATCACCAATCTGTTCATATGGTCCACCGCTTATGCCATCACTATCCCATACAGTCTCTACAGTATTTATATGCCAATATGTAGTAAGAAATGATACAACACTTTTGCTATAAAAATCATATACCATCTTTTGGTATTCATGAATATAAGCATAAGTGCGTTCATAATTTTGTTGATTTGGAAATTGCCATAATGCCATTATTGTACACCATCCGTTAAGATATTTGCAAATGTAGTATCATCTACTTTAACTGTTAATGATCCTTTGTGACCATCATAATCTGCAACTATATTTATTTCAAATCCATGACCTCCTCGTAATAATTTAACTCGGACATCTTCAATAGACGCTCTATCGTCATATAGACTTATTCTATCAATAACTTCAGTTTTGACTGTTTCGATTGTTCCTTCATCCATTGGATCAAAAACATACTTATATAAATCACTTCCAAAGTCAGGGTCTAAAACATATGTTCTACGTGGAGTTAATAGAATTGTATTCCACGACACAAGGATTACTTGTAAATCTTCTATTCTTTTAAAGTCTCCTCGTGCTGTAATTATGGACACATAATCCCTTATCTTAGTAGCTGATCCAATAACTTCAGTGAAAAATCTATTTAAGATATTTGCCATAATTACTTTCCCTTTGAGAGTTGCTCATCTAGAGATTTACTCTTATCCTCTTCTAATTTGATCTTCCATTTCAGATAATTCTGAAATCTAGTTATCGGCATCACAACTGTGTCGGGATATGACTGGCTCGCCATCTCCATACATGAGAAGACATTAGACTCAAGCGTTTCCCGATACTGATTAATCAGCTCAGATCGAGTACACCATCCGAAAAAAGTTTGTTACTAAATCTATATCAATATCTTCTTCCATACCACATGCGCCACAAGTCGATCTCATTTTTAGAGTAATACCATACTTTCCAAATTCGTCTCTATATTTTTTATGTAAAACTCTTTTATCTCTAGATGGTAAAGCCATATACGCATCAATAATATCACCACGCTCAGAATAAACAATGCTATCGCCTTCTTCAGGCTGTTGTTCAAATCTGTCAATGACTAGAGCTTCAGTAATAAGATCTATATTTGAACCAGGTTGAATAGACAAAGTTCTCATAGATATCATTTCATCGTGTAAAGTAGGTTGTTTTACATAAACAGTAACTCCAGTAGTTCTGGGAAGATCAACTGGAATCTTTTTAGTTAGAATATCTTTATTGGGATATTCATCATAGTTAAAGGTTGAAGAGGCTTGTACAGTAACTGCATAATCTTTCCTGCATGATGAACAAGTAACATCATAATTCCTGATCTCTTCATATGAGATATGATATAAACCGTATAGCAAAGCATCTCTGTCCTTTAGCGTTACATGTTTTAAGAAATCGTCATACTCAACTATTGCGTCCGGTTTATTTACGATGGCATCATAGAGACATTTATTCAAATGTTCATGAACTTTTGATGGGGTCATTAAGCTCCCTTTCAATCGCTCTTCCTCTTGAACAGTTAAAGAACGAATAGTGAACGAATCATGTGTCTGAGGTGTGATAACCTCATATTCCGGGAACTTTACATTAAAACCTTTAAACATAACATCTACCTCCTTTCAATTCAGGTCAATTAATATATTTCAATGTTGGTGGGGTCTCTTAATGAGACCCCAAATCTATTATTAAGCAGCTTTTGCTTGAAGACTTGAAACTTTTCTTCCAATAGCAGCTTTACATTTTTCAGGATTTTTAGATTTAGCACATGCTCCCATTCCAGCTTGTAGGAATGCAGCTTTCTTAGCATATGCAGATTTCTTAGCTTTACCCATACATGCAGTCTTTGCCTCTCCTGATTGGCCAGCACATGCTTTAGCAGCAGCACTAAAGAACCTTCGATACGCTTTCATAGCTCCATAAATAACAAGAGCTCCTAAAGCAGCTCCAGCAACTCCTTGCCCAGCTGGGGATGTAGCCCAAGATTTAAACTGAGGCAAACCTTTTTCTATAGCAGCTCTACCAGCTGAAACAGCATCACCACCAGCTTTCATCCAATAGTCTTTTGCAGTTTTTACAGCACCACCTACTGCTTCACCACCACCACCAGGTGAGTAATAGTCTTTTGCAGTTTTTACAACTCCTTTAAGACCGGCCATAGTTGGACTTTGCTCAATAATAGCAATAGCATTTCCTTGTTCCTGATAGAATTTTAACATTGGTTTTGTAGTCATCATTGCTGGAAAGACACTATCAACTTCATGTAAGAATGAATTAAACGCATCAGTTCCCATTGCTTTTACAACGAGATCATGAGATTTTAATGTTTGTTCTTTCATAAAGCTAAATAGATATGCTTCAGCTGCGATATTTTGTTTTTCTTCTGGAAGAACTCCAGTAACTAATAGAGACATAATTTCATAATCACTGGCTTCATTCTCAAGAAATCCAACCATCTCATCTGAATTTTCATGATTAGATTCTAAAACCATTTGAGTTAAAGTATCTCTCGCACTAAGCAAGAATAATACCGATTCCCTAATATTTTGACTTTCTGTAATATACATTTTACTTTCTCCTTATTTGTTAATAATTAGCTAGCTTGTGATACCTTATTTCCATAATCGTTAATAAGATCGTCTCTTAATTGATAGATTTCTTGTGCATAAGTTTCACACTTAGCTTTGACCCAATCTTCATGCCAAATATAGTCAACATTGAACTCGATCTCAGTATCTAATCTACCAACAGTTTCGACGTCACTTGCAAAAAGATCCTGTGGATCCTTTGTTGGGAAAACCCCATCATATGCAGCATAATATTCTACTGATCTAACATCTGGAGATGTAGTCCAGTAATACATAATTCCAGCATATGTTCCTTTTGAGTAACCGCTTAACTGATCACCTTCTGCAAGTGCTGTGGTTCCTGAACGATAATCTCTTATCATCTTAACCCAACCATGCATAATATTTAGAATCGGAGTTCCATTAAACTCTAAGAATTTAACAGAAACAGCGTTACCATAATCTACATTTCCAGGTACTGCCCATTTAATCCCGCCAAGACCCGTAAATTCAACTTTGTTCAGGGTTCCTCCCGGTGGAGTAACTGATAGGCATGCACCAGCTAAAATGTTCCCGATCTTCTGATTGTTTTCAATATTAGCATAGTCCGGTAATAGTGGAGGGAGCCGTGGAAAATATACAAAATGATAACCGGTAATATAAGGATCAGCAACTCCAGCTACAGTACCACCGAAGTTACGACTTAAACGGTTCCTTTCAACTTGTGCAAATGAATTTTTTATTGCCATTGTTAGTTTGACCTCCTAAAGATTCATCCTCTTTGTAATTTCATCTTTTACAGATTCCCAATTGTTGAAATGTATTGCTAAATCATCAATGTAGAAATTTGCAGCCAATTTTTCGGCGGTAATTAAATCGAAGTGAATACCATATTCTTTTAAGTAGTTTTCAACTTTAATAATTTCTTTCTTATAATCCTGACCAAATTCTTCACCACTAGTTTTTGATGCCCTACTGGTAAAAATAACTATTTGAAATCCCAGATCTTTTAACCAATCGATAATCTCTATTGCATCCTCAAAAGGTTTATCATAGAGTGTTCCATCATGATAACCTTTGGAGAATTTATGAATAGTTCCATCAAAATCGATCATCGCTCGAAGGGTTCCATTAGTTAACTTGTGTTGTTCTTTAATTCGTTTAGGATAAATCCCTCTACGGACCATTTTTTTCCTTCTTCCAGTTGAAAATGAATCCATACCAAAGGCATGTCCAGCTGAAATTGAAGCGCCAGCACCCATAGATTCTGAGCTTTGTATTTGCTCTAAATAGTCTTCTATATTCATTCTTCGTAACTACCTCAGTTTTATATTTTGTTCTAATCTTTATACTATATCGTCACAAATACTATATATATAAATAAATGAAAACATAAATCATTGCTTTAATTAAGGAGGAAACGTATGAATCAATCTGGTAAAGGTAGTATTGGTATATGGCCAATAATCATCGGTCTTGTTGTTGGGTATAATTTTTTCTTTGATGATGATGACCCCGATACTGATATAAAACAAGAAGTTAAATCGATAGTTCAAGATGTAGAAGAAAACTATGGAGATGAAATAAAAGCTATAAAAGAGAAAGCAGCTCAAATTAAAGAAGGTCTTCTCGAAGCAGCTGAAGCGAGGAAGAAACATAAGGAAGAACTGAAGGCGGAAGCAGAAACTCCAAAGGTAGAATCAGATTTAAATGAAAAATTTGAAGACCCAGATGAAAAATTTGAAGACCCGGATGAATCTGAAGAAGATGAAGGGAGAGGATTGTGATATATGTTTTAAAAGATGGAAAAACAGGAGCAGTTATTAAATCTGAATTTGATAAGATATTCAGAAACGATAACTATGAAGTATTCTTTAATACAAAAACTGGGTTAGAAGTTCATAGGGGAATAGACGGAAAACCTGATCCTTTTATGACCGAACTTCCTCTTTTATTGGACATTGGTATTATGGGTTCGTGTCCGAACAAATGTAGATTTTGTTATCAGGGAGATATAGATGAACCCAATATGACTCTTGATAATTTCAAATCTATAATTGATCAGGTCAAATATCATGTTAATCAGCTTGCTCTAGGAGGTAGAGGCGATCCAAATAAACATGAACACTTCAAAGAGATACTCACTTACGCAAGGGATAATAATGTAGTCCCAAGTTATACTACAAGTGGGATCAATTTAACAGATGAAGAAATTGAAATCTCAAAGATGTGTGGTGCTGTAGCCGTAAGCGATTATGGAAGTACGTCAACATATGAAGCCATTCAAAGGTTTATAGATGCAGGAATTAAAACAAACATTCATTTAATTTTCTCCGGTGAGTCATTTCAAAAATGTATTATGATTCTTTATGGAAGCAATCCTTGGAAAGCAGACAGTGTAAAGAAAGAACCTCTATTTGAATTAGAAAAATTAAATGGAGTTATCTTTCTTCTTTTCAAACCGCAAGGTAGAGGAGCAGACTGTCATGATCTTATTCCTAATGCTTATCAGTTGGAGACAATGGCAGAAAAAGTCGCAAACTCTCAAGCTAAAATACAAATTGGCATTGATAGTTGTCTTGCAAATCATTTATTCAAATATAAAAGTCTAGATGCAATACAGACATTAACAGTTGATTCATGTGAAGCAAGCAGAATGTCAGCATATATAACACCTTCTATGGAAATGATGCCATGTAGCTATGCAGACAAAAAACTTTCAGTTCAAATCACACAAAAGAAAGACATTAGTTATATATGGAATCGATCAATGCCTTTTAAAAGTTATCGTAGCATATTGAAAAAGAAACCATTTACTTGCCCTGCGGGGTTTTAAGGAGCAATCATGTTAACTCAAGAAAACATCAGAGAGATACCAGTTGCAGTAGATTTTGTAGCAGTTCCCAGCACTTTCGATATAGAATTGTTCCTTTCAATGAGAGAGAGTGCTGGGATGTTTGAAGGGAAGGAAACAAATATGGAACATGTAAAATTTGTTGCCGAAACCGTTAAAGCATCTCCATATTTTATCCTTTCAAAAACTCCAGAAATAACAATCCAATCTGCTTTCTTTTGTCTTGAAATCTTTAGAGAAGCTGGACTAACCATCGATTCAAATTATAGCGAAGCATGGGACAGTAAATTTAGAGGTAGGACTTGGCAACATCATACTAAACAGGATTTTAAGTATGAGTCAGGACATATAAGTCAAACCGCATTTCTAATGATCATAGTGAATCTCTATAGGTTTGTCGAAGAAGGAATCATGACTCCAATAATTGAAAAAATAGTTGAGTCTGAAGATCGAGTCGCAAGGACTGAAGATGCAATGGAGATGTTAGATGAAAAATAGTCCTTGTAATGTGTGTCTTGTAAAACCTATATGTAAGTATTATTGTGATGTCTGGTTTCATTGGGTATATGTAAAATCAATTCTTCCATTAGATACCGATATTCAAATTAATAAATTTTTGGAGCTGGTTGGGGATTATGGTCCAATAAAAAACTATTACCAAAACGAATATAGAACATTGAAATTAATTAAATTCGAAAAAACTATTGATTCGAATAGATTGAGAGTTTGTTTATTTGTTGATTAGACGGAAAAGAAGCAACCCGAATACTATCTTGGGTTGCTTCTTTTTTTGCTTATACTATAAAGAAGTTAAGCTCGATTTGCTCAACAACTCTAGTAGGATCTAGAATAATATTAACGTGGAAGCGTTTTGTTTTTCTTTCATACTCAGTAGCTGAAACTTCTACGGTATAATCATTTAGACCTCTACGTTTCTTAACTTGTTCAAGGAAGTCCACAATTCCACCTGAGACTTCTGCCCAAGTAATTGGATCATTCTGCTCGAAAATGAAGAACCTACAGAATTGTTCAATTGCTCGTTTTACAAATAGAACCATACGAACAATATTTAGATCTGATAGAGCACTTGATTTTGCTTGAGCTGTTAACTGACCCCACATAACATATCCTTGAGCAAACTTAACAATTGGGTTCAGTTGTTTTAGATACATCTGATCCCTTTGTCCAAGTCGTGGATTGTATCGTAACTCTTTAATACTATCGATTGAAGCTCTGTTAAAACCAGCAACCGCAAACCATAGTTCTGCAATATTATCATTCTTTGGTAACAAGTATGACATATGATACATTGGTGAGAACCATACGTCTTGACCAGTAAATACATCAAATACTTTATTATATGATTCATAAAGAGCAACAAAGTAATTGTTAAATGTATTTACATTATTTCTAGTTGCTATTGCAGCATTAACTGTAGCATTATCACTATTATCAAGAATACCAACACAGTCACGTCTGGTTGTACATAACCCACTAATTTGAGTCTTAACATCAGAGGGATAACCAGCATCAAAAACAACTGAGAACCATACGTTTTCAACATCCCAAATACTATCTTCATTTTCGCCTGTAATTGGGTTTTCTAATAGTCCGCTGTAACCCTGAGAAAGTAGAGTCGTAGCTTCATTAGTATCAAGTGTTCCCTGAGCTGTTCTTAGAGAACCTTCAGATCCCTTTCTTAGAGGAACAGGTTCAGCTGAAGTAAATGCATCAGCAATACTTAAGAAAGATTCTTTAATCAAATATGTAATTGGATCAGTTACATCAAATGAAGTTGTGTTACCATTCCACCCTGATGTACCGCCAGTCAGGTTTCTATCTGGATAAACAGCTACAAGTTCATTATCAAGTCCACCAGAAGCTCCCATCCAACCCCACACTGCATTACCTTTAGAATCTTTAGCAATTACAACATAATTGGCATTACCAGTTTCTGGAGTTGTTTGCCAATCAGAGAAATCTTGTTTAATATCTTGAATCCATGAATCACCAGCAGTTATGCTTGCTGTAGTATTACCGATATTTTTGTCGTAATTCTTTACAGCTAACTCATATCCCGATGTATAATCACCATTTGCTAACTCCATATTAGCTCTTATGACTGCTGAAAATGTTTCTAATACATATGTAATCCAGATGGATTCTCCAGCATTATCTTGAGCAAGTGGATCAAATGAAATATTAAATGATTCAACAATAACATCATCACCATCGGATTGTTTTTCATAGACATCTAGAACATATACATCACTTACAGTTGGATTTGAAAACTCGGTTAATCTAATACCAATAGCATTATACCAATCACCTCTACCAATTGGTCTTATAAATGCTAACGGTTTAGTGTCGCCAGATTCAGCAAGATTTGTTTGAATTTCAGCCATACTATTTAAACTATCAACATAAGTAATTGAAACTGAAGCAGTAGTATCTGCTGCAGCCATCTGAGTGTCGATTCTAAAGTTTGAGTATGTAGCATCTTCTGGAAGACATCTTATCCAATATAATGAACCAGATTCACCTAAAAAGTTATAAGCAATATATGGTCCTTGTCCATAATTTTTTCCAAACTCTGTAATGTTTGGTTCGCCCCATTCATTAACAAAGTCTGATCTTGAACCAACAAAAATAAGTTGGTTGTCTCGACCTTTTCTACTCAGCCCGCACAGAAAACCAATTGTAGATGGTACTGCTGCAATGAACGCTGACAGGTCAATTATTTTCGTAAAAACACCTGGAGATACATTCGCCATGTTATCTTCCCTCCCATTTTAATTTTTAACTATCTTCTATACAACAATCCTTACTCCAGGTCTAAAACTTCAAAATCCTTTCTAACTTATACATATAAATACCAAACAAAAATTAATCTTCTAGTAGCGTCCTTAATAATCGTTGGAAAAGTCACTCTTGCAAAGAGGGTGAATGTTCCACTAGTTCCTCCTGCATTTGACTCGGCAGTAAATAGTCCTGCCTCGCTTAATCTTTCATCGTTAGCATCATCAATTCCAGCTGTTGTAGTAATTTTTAAAACTAACCATTTATTATCATTTAAATTGTCTCTTTCAAAAATAATAGAATCAAATGGTAGTTTATAATAACCAGTTTTTGCATAAGAAGCATCTGGTTCTCCAGCTAAATGATAATCAGCAGAAGAAGAATCAGTTGCATTAACCATAATTCGTGAGTTCAAATCAGTATTTTCATTTGCCGGTGGCACTGGATCGAATGGATCAGCTGGTAATACACCTCCATCTCCTAAACCAAACCAAGATAAAAAGTGATCTTTGTTAGATGGTAGTCTTTGATTATCAAGCTCATCCACATTAGTTTGTCTAACTAACATTTGTGCTAGAGTTTCTCTTCCAAGATAAACAACTAAATTACTTTTCCTTACAAGTCTTTTTTTCCCATTTTCGTCCTCTTCCCATATTTCAACCATTCCTTCGGGACGTCTTTTTCCTGCCCCACCTTCTTGGAATTTATCTACAAAACATTTATCACCGTATATTTCGGTGATACGAATTTCAGTCTCTTTTACGTTATCCATAATTAAAGCTTCCTTTTGAATAGATGATAGAAATCTCTTTATATTTTGTTCTTATTAGCACCATCAGTTAGTGACCTTTACTATATATATTAATAAATGAATAGCAAACCATTATTAATATTTTCATAGGAGGTAAGATATCGAAGAAATAATTCGAATGATTATGATGAATGGGGAACTTTATCTCCATAGAGACGATGTAATAAATCTCATTGACAAGCTCTGTAAAAAAGCAGAATCATTGAGTGCTAAGCAAGACCTTAAATCTCTGGCTCAATCTCTTGCAGGAGGTAAGTTCGATCTCAGTTTCATGAAAGATCAGGATTAAAATAAGATCATGGCTGGTATCGAGCGGGTATTTCACCGTGTCGATACCAGCCAATATGATCCGTTTTCAGGCACTTTCTTTTTTATTCTAAGAAAGTACCACAAGTTGGACAAAATTTAAATGATGAATTAGATTTTGTCCCACATGAACTGCAAATAAGTTTTTCTTTTACAGTTACGGTCTGTGATACACTCTGACCTGATTGTGTTATTCCTTTTAAAGCAATAACGATAACCTTTGGGTCTTCAAGATTTCCAAGAGATGCATAATTAAACTGCTGATTAACCTCAGAACCCTTTACAGTAATTCCTTCATCTAAATTTGGAGTTTGAGAAACATTCTGAACTCCAAGAGAATCCATTGTAATATTGCTTTCTGCAACAATTCCTCTAGCATTATCTCCAACAGAATTAGTGTATATACTTTGAGGACCCATACCTCCAGAAGTATTCCAATCATTATGATAATAAGTATACTCTTTAATTGGATGCTTCTCATAATAATGATGAACCTCTTTGATGGTATTCATAATCCATGGTTGAAGTTGAGGGGTTTCAAAAGCAAACTCCACTCTAATTAAACCATCATCTGCTCGGTCGCCTCTATGATCACTAATCTCTTGAGTTTTGTTAATGAATCGAAAACGATTCCGTGCAACAGTTCCTCGAAGAAACCCTTCCAATACAGTATCAGAATTAGCATCAAGAACCAACGAACTATTATCAAGGACATCTTCGCCGTCAATACTGACTTTAATTCCTGCTCGGACTGAATTGAGATTCTTCAATAGGATGGAATACTCTGAACCAAAAGGTAGGTACACGGCGCCATTCTTCACTCGAAGAATTTTACCATTTTGCTTTACTTCTACTACAAATTTGTCTACGTAAGTCATTTTACTTCTCCTTTTACAGGGTACTGACTGAACCCTCAGATTTGCTTAAAGTCAGTTGGAAATACCTTCATATATATGTTCTTACTATATATATAAATAAATGATAGAAACAAACTTAAACCAACTTTTGATATGGAGGCAAGGCATGAAAACATATTTTATCAACGCAACAAATGCGTTGACATTAGAAAATAAGGTTATAAGCATAAGGACTTATTCGATTGAAACTGAAATCGGAATCATTGGAGCTCAGGGGTGGATACCCAACTTTTGGTATGAGAAGGATAAAACTACTCGTGGTCATGTAACGCAAATTAAACTAAATAGAAAGGAATAAATGTTATGGAGAAGAAAGATCTTAAAGTACTGGAGATAGACGACGCAGATGACATTATCTCCGTCAATGATCGTAAACGGTTGGGAGAAGTCAAAAAGAAGTACCCCAATATGGAGATCATAGTTGGGAAGGTAACTCCTGAGGACAAACCAGTTCCTTTGAATCTTCTGCAAATGGAACATGATCGCCAGGTTATCTTCGATGCGGCAACCGAAAGCGTCTTGGGGAAGAGGATTGACACGCTAGATAAAGGAAGTCATTTTCCAATTGGAGGTGTGATGTTCATAGTCGGCTTTCTAACAGGTGTAGGGGCATGTTTCTTTGTGTACAACATCTAAGGTCAACGTGGAGTGGGGGCATATGCCAGTGGGAATTTTCGGGGAGATCATCTCAGAAGTCTATCCTGGCAATGATGATCTCCCCACTTCATTAATCTTCTATATGTAAGGAGAAACTTATCATGAGAACTAAAATAGAAACGTCTATGAGGATGTACAGTTTTCTTTTCGTATTCATGGCAATCATGAGTATGATTTTATCTTTAGGAATTAATAGCGTGAATAAAATCGACAAAAATCCCCCTGTAAGAATTCATCAAATCGTAGAAATAATAAAATACTGAAAAAGGAGATAGTTATGAAAAATTCTCTGAACAATGAAAAAGGATTTGCGTTAGTTACAGCAGTATTTATCTTGATGTTAGTAACCATTCTCGGTATTGCTTCATTAAGAACAAGTATCACAGAAGTTCAGATATCTACAAACCTTTTAATTCATCATATGAACTTCTATGCTGCGGACTCTGGAGCACCAGTTGCATCAATTGACCTTCTTGATTCTGACTTCTTATCCGAAAGTGAGTATTCTGATGTTGATTGGATCGGAACTAGTACTATCAATCTTGGTAATGGTACTCAATTTACTTACGAAATCAT